GTCGGATGCGTGCCCTTAGGACAGGCCGACGCGGATACCGACACTAGCGACAGCAGAGCGACTAACCCAGCGACTGCGATTCTCTTCATAACGCCTCCAAGGGTGCCGTACAGTCGGATGGTGCGTAGGCGCTCGTTTGGGGCGTAGTTGATCGAGGTCATGGTTTTCTCCGGGTAATAAAAAACCCGCAGAAGCGGGTTTTTTCGACATTGAAATTAATCAAATTGCGATTTGCGAGGTTATCCGCCTAAGGTCGCCTACAAGTTTTCTGGATGTAGCCACATGGAGACGAGCGTCTGCCGAAGAGATGTCTTCTCCAATATCATAATCAGCTTTTGCTCTGAGCAGCTTCTGCTTTCGCAAACTTCTTCCGATAGCCGCCAACCCCTTAGAACCTGCCGAGTAGCGAGCGATAAGGCGTTCATGAGACGTGCTGACACCACCGACATTAGGTAGAGACAGTGCGGATGCCGCAATAGATGCCTCATGATATAAAGCATAATAGCTGCGGCTCACACTAGCCCTATGCATCGCTTCACCATCAGAGCACATAAGTGCTTCAGCGAGTTTCAATATTTCTTCACTGCATACAGACATTGAAACTAGCCTCCTCTTGTATTTTTGCACTTCGGTCGTGAGGAGCCACACCTATTGACAGAACCTGATCGATCGCATCGTTGTAAATTTCAGATAATGCTGAATCAATGGCTTGGTCGATCTCTATCAATCGCTCCACCGTGTCACGAACCATGAAGCGATAGAGAATACCTTCACCACGCATCGCGAAAACGTCCAGTGCGATATGCGGTTGCCCGGTCATCGACATAATAATTCTTGAAGCAGTAGCGAGACGAGCATTAACTTGCTCATCAGTTGCGCCGATCTGATCCATGATATCCGCTGCTTCGACTATCTGCCGAGACGTCTGGCCTTGAACGTCATTAATAGCCTTATAAAGTTCAGCAGCCATTTTAAAAAGCCCCAAGGGAGTGCATGTGTTTGCCAGCCCCAGAATTTCAGTAGGCTCAACACTTTTTAAATCTACGCTCATGATCTGATTCATCGCGTCAAAGACTCGACCGCATATATACAGCGCGTGCGTCTTAGACACAATTGCAGCAATTGGAATCAGTCCTGCTCGTACCGAGTCGTCAAAAAATTTCAGTGCTATATCTATTTTCATCTGATAGGCGTAAAGATAAGCCTGCTCATGTAGTGCGATTGCGGCCTCTACGCTGTGTGCTTCCGATGGTACTATCATCGCATCAAGCTTTTTAATGAGCCTGCGGATCTTTATCTCATCAACAACATGAGTCGCAGCTATCTCACTCCAAAGGTCGCACCTTTCCTGAGATAATTGATTTATTGCCGACCTTGGCTTTGCCTGCATGAAATTTGTGGCCTAAAAATAAAGCAGACTAAATCCCGCCGAGCAATACGTCGATACTGTTCAGATATCCACTAGAAACTGTCTGTGCCGGAGGATTATTCGGGTGGCTTCAGACCAAAAAGCCCCGTAGACATCGCGGCGGCCATCTCGGCCGTACAGGTGGTGCAGGATCGACCCTGGCGCGGGGTAATGCTCAGGTTCGGTCTTTAGTATGCCGTCAGCCAGGTAGATCCCGGCATGATTCGGCACCGGCGACCGCACCTGCATGATGATCACGTCCCCCTGCTGCAGATCGTTCACGGGCGAAAATCCCGCATCGGCGTAGTTCTCCATGTACAGGTTGCCGCCGTTGCTCCACCAGTCGTCCTCGCGCCCGTACTGCTTGAGCGTGATGCCAAGCTCGCGCTGGTAGTAGTCGACGATCATCTGGTAGCAATCGAGCGCTCCGTGATGGAACGGCCGGCCAATCAGCGGCGCCTGGTAGCCTGTGGGAGTGAAACTGAAAAGCTCACCGGCAGAGACCGCTCCATCGTCGCCCTTTCGCACTTCGATGATGTGCCAGGGCAAGCCGCTGGCTTCGCACGCTACCCGGTCTGCTTCGCTGGGTTGCGGCGAATAGTCCGGATGACTGTGCACTACCGCCAGCACAGCGCCGCGATCCTCAGCGGACGCGTAATCCTCAGGAGCGATCCTGAAGTGCTCGCTGGCAGATATGGCCACATTGGGGCACGGTACATATGCCTGCGCCCGCCCTTCTCTGATGATCAGGCCGCAGGACTCAGCCGGATAGCACTGGACTGCCTGCTGCTGGATCCGATCGAGCGTTGACTTCGTAATCTTCATCCGATCCTCCCAGCTGACGGGAATGAGCCGAAGCGCAGTTGCCCGGTTTCCCCGAATCGGAACTTGCAGCCATTGAGCGTGCCGCTGCACATATCGGTGGCTGCGTCGGTGGTGATGATATCGTTTGAGGTTGCAACCGGGCCTCCGGTATAGCCGCAGTACGGGCCGCGGTAACCGCCGATTGACAGCCACTGACAACAGTTCGCGACGATCTGCCGGGCCGGTAGCTGCTTGTTGTTGAGGTTGATCGGTGACGCCAGGGAAAACTCCACCTTGGTCTTGTCCTCACCGAGCTTCTGCTCGATATACCAGACATCTGGCGAAAACTCCTCGTCGGGATCTGCGTCAGCGTTTCCGCCCGGGAAGTTCACCGCGTCGAGGTAACGGCCCAGCGTTCGGCGCCTCGTCAGCTTGGCGCCGATCAGGTCTTCGAAACCTAGGCAGAGAGCGCTGATAAAGCCTGAAACGTTGCCCACCATCAGCGATGGATTCGGCTGCTGAGCATCTGCAGTTATCTCAAAACCCGTGGCCTTAATGGGCCAAGGCGAATACTCCAGCCCCTGCCACCAGATTGACCCGAGCTGGTTGTAACCGTGGAACCGGTAAAGCTCGGCTCCAACCGTGGTCGCGTCAAGTTCGAAAAGCTCCACCCGCTCCCCCGGCTCCAGTGTCTGGATGTCGGCATTGATGCCCATGGGTTACCTCAGGGTTGGAATGACTGTTCAAAGGTGGCTGATACGGCCCATTGGCCGCCGCCCAGGTCAGTGGCGGTGTACTCAGTGCAGCGAAAGAGTGCCTGATCGCCGAATGGGGGCTTCCAGCTGAACGACTGATAGCCCTTCCTCGCTCTCAGGAATGCCATGATCTGATCGGCTCGTACCTTGCTGCTGGTGAACGTCAGCGGCCACGATTGGGACTCGTTGTTGATCCCGTCCGCGACCACCTGCTCATATCCATCGCCAAACTTTGCCGACTTCGTTCGGTTGGAATATTTGCCGGTCGGCTTTGCGTCCGGCGTCCAGGTGAATGCTTCCGGCATCATCGTCTCCCGTTAATGGCCTGTCGAATGTTGCCCTGCGACGAAAGCGATTTCGCCTCAAGCTCGCGATACTTCTGAGCCGCGATCTCGCCGATCTGCTTGCCGAAGGATTCAAGGCCCGATGTATCTGAGCTGACCTGCGATGAACCGTCACTGGCGATGCTGATGTAGACATTCGGTGCAGCGCCAGCCGCGCTGGTACCAGCAGCAACGGATGCCCGACCAGATCCCAGCGGCGTGACACTGCCACCGTCCGCCCCCGTCATCAGGTAGGACTTCCCGCCCTGACTGAAGAGCTCAGGACCCAACTCGTTCACCTGGTACAGTGAATTCGGCGCAACATCGCCGCCGACGGCACGCTGGCCAGCCACGTAATCCTGAAATGCCGAGCCGGTGTAATCGGACTGTGATGAGCCTGCCGTGTCGCTGCCGCCGAAATACGAGCCCGCAGCAGACGAAACCAGCCCCAAAGCTGAACTGAAGATGCCCGCTGTGGCCTTGCGCGCCGCGATCCGTGCCAGGTCAGAAATCACAGACTTCGTGAAATCCGAGAACGACAACTTCCCGGTCAGGGCGAAGTTCGTCACGGCGTCTTCCATGGAGCTGAAGGCGTTACCGAACAGGCTCTTAGTCTGGCCCGCGACGTCCTTGGCGCTGTCGAGGTAGTTTTCCCAGGCGGCGGTCGCGCCATTGGTCCAATCGCCCTGAGCAGTCTGCACGTCCGCGTAGTTCTGCCGGATCTGGTCGGTCGCCTTTTTGTTGGCATCGGCCAGGGCCTGGGATTTCTTGGCGAACTCTTCGTCCGACATGTTGCGCGACGGGTCTGAGCGCTGATTTTCCAGATCGAGTGATTGCTGAGCAAACCGGTCTTGCTGGCTGTTGAGCTCTCCATTCAGTGCGTTCTGACGATCACCACGACCGACGCCCAGCACCGCGCGCTGACCTGCAAGCTCCAGCGCTTTCTGCTGCTGACCCAGCGCCTGAACGTAGGAGTTGATCGACCGTTCTTGCTTCGCCAGCCGCCCCTGCTCGTTGTTCGCGAGTACGGTCAGTTGGCTGTCAGCGTCCTGTTGCGCCTTGACCATGCTGGTCCGGGCGTCAGCGATCTTCTGGTCGAGCTGAATGCGCTGCTGCGCACTGGTCGTCGACTTGTCGCGCGTGGCCTCAAGTGCTGCAATCTCAGACTCATAGGCCGCCGTGACATCACCCTTCTCCTGCTCGGCGATAGCGATGCGTTGGCTGCTGTACGACTCAGCCGAAACCAAACCAGCCTTCTGCGCCGAATCCAGTTCCTTTTCCAGATTCTGGTAGTAACCAGTGATCGACTTCAGCTGATTCTGCGCGTCATTAAAGCCGGTCAGGTCCAGCTGATTGGTTGGGCCTTTAGGATCCTTGAATTTGTCGTTGATGTTGGCGAGGTTCTTGTCGACAACAGTCTGGCCCAGTCGAGCGTCATTCGGATTGGTCTTCCGGATGTCGTCGAGCCACTTCTTATATTCTTTGATCGCCTCGGTGCGTTTTTGCTCGTTGGTCCAGGAGGATTTGGCGAGCGCATCGACCTTGCCCATCGCAACGATCGAGTCTTGCTGGGCCTTGGCCTGCTCACCTTCGTATTTTGCAATGTCGGCATTCGCCGCCTTCGTATCCTTCAGGAAGGTCAGCTTGTCGGTGTAGTACTCGATCATCTCCTGCTTGTTTTGGAACAAGCCGACGTCGCCGTTCTGGGCTTGGTCGAGGTCGCGCTGCGCGTTAGCGATATCGGCGTCGAGATCCGGGCGGCCGATGTTCTTCAGGCCGTCCGCAGCCTTGGCCACGGCCAGATATCCGCGTTCCCAGAAGCTCAGGTTTTCGAGGATCTTCGGCGTGCGCTCGTTGATTGCGTCGGCATATTGCTCGGTCGCAAGCTTCACGGCACCCGCATGATTACCCTGCTCTTCCAGAGCGGCGATCTGCGAATAAACCGACGCCGTCAGGTAGTGGTACTGCTCGTTCAGCGCGACAGACGCCTTTACGGGGTCGTCGGCGATCTTCACGAACTCGGCAATGGTCGCGCTGATCGCGGCACCGGTTGCTTCCTGCATCCCGACTGCGGATTGAGTGATCGCGCCGAAGCTCTCACCCGCGATTTTGCCGTTGGCCGCCAACGTAGCGAGCACTTCGGCAGCTGCGCCTGTCGTGCCCACGGTTGCGCTGACTTGGCGGGCAAGCGCGCCGAGTTGAGCGGCGCTAAGTCCGGCCGCGTTGCCGGTGGTGATCAGGGCCTTGTTGTAACTGTCGCCCTCTTCTCTGCCTTGGTGATAGGCGATGCCCAGCGTTGCGACGATAGCGGCAACTGCTGCAATCGGGGCGAGGATTGCAGCCAGGCGCAAGGCAGATGTACCCGCGCTTGTGCCGATTTCCAGAAGGTTGTGCGCGGCCACACGGAAGTTTCCCTCGGCCAAACGAAGGGATTCACGATGTTCAACATGGCAACGATGGCGGCTGACGAGTGCCACGAAGATGCACAAGACTGCGCCTGGCGCCGCTGGGCTGACATAGCAGGCGACATCCTTGGTCGCTTCGTGGTTGACGGCTCTGAGGATGAAGACTTCCTGCATGACCTGTATCTGGATGGCTGCACACCTGATGAGGCCGTTACCGAGTTTCTGGCTCAGCAGGCGATGGAGGCAGCATGAACAAGGTCATCCGCATCACCCTGCGTGGCGAGCTGCAGGTGTTTACCGATAGCAAGCTGAGCCTCTGCATCCGCGAGGCTAACCGGCTCAACACAGAACGCGGATATCGCAACGGCGTGTGTGTGGTTGAGCTAGAAGACGGGCAACGTATGACCGCGGCTGACTGCAACGCTGCTGCATGAAGATTTCACTGGCTGGCCTTGGCAACAGGGCCAGACGGGAAATCACACAACCCCGCACGGAGCATGATCAATGGAACAAACCCTTCAGCAACTGCTGGCTGAACGAGTCAGCGCCTATGCCCTTACGCACCGCACTGATTCAACCCCTACCCCATTCAATCGCAGCGCCCCGGCACACGGATGGCGCGGGAGACTCCGCATGTCTGCAACTCAGCAAGTCATCACTATCGACGACATCAGCGCCGAGAACGCGCCAGTCATCTACGTGGCCGGTGGCCTCAAGCAGTTTTTTGAGCACGCTAAGACCCAGGCTACCGGCGAAGTGCCGGAAACGCCAAGCCGAAGCGGTTGAGCGCGCTCGTCAGGAAGAGCTTGATCGCCAGGCTGCGGCAGTAGCGTTCGAGCTTCAGCAGGCCCAGGCACGCGAAGCGGACAAGGCGCACAAAGGCGCAATCTACAAGGCCGCGAAAGAGGCCTTCATGCAGCACGGCATGACGGAAGACTGCGCGCGCCTGGCTGTGAAGCTGATTGCCAGCAATCTGATCCCCGCCATTTCCATTCAATACTGAGGTCGACATGAGCAACGTAGTCCTCGCCGAGCAATCGGAAGCCCGGCAAGTCGCCAGCCCGGTGGCCACCAACGAATCCACCGCAATGCTGACGATGATTCAGCGTGCGGCGACGGACCCCGCATTCGATGCGGACAAGATGCAGAAGATGATGGAGATGTACGAGCGGCACACCGACCGTACCGCTGCAGCCGCATTCAACGCTGCCATGGTTCGCGCCCAGGCGGAAATCGGCCCGGTGTTCCGCGACAAGTACAACGCTCAGACAAGCAGTTCCTACGCCGCGCTTGAGTCGATTGATCGCAAGATTTCCCCGGTCTACACCGCGCACGGCTTCTCGCTGTCATTCGGGACTGGCGACAGCGCGCTTGTCGGCCACATCCGGACCCTGTGCGATTGCATGCATGAGGCCGGTCACACAAAGCAGTACCACGTTGATCTGCCAATTGACTCGGCGGGCATCAAGGGCAGCGTGAACAAGACCGGCGTTCATGCAGCGGGCTCGACCTTTAGTTACGCCCGGCGCTACCTGACGATGATGATTTTCAACGTAGTCCTGACCAATGAGGACGACGACGGTAATGGTGCAGGTCCAGAGCCAGCGCCTGAGCCCGTGGTTACTGCCGGCCAGGCTGCACAAATTACCGCTCTGCTTGGCAAATGCAGCCAGTTGATGCGGGACAGCTTCAAGGCCAAATACGGCGCGCCTGAAAACGTCTACAAGTCCGAAGTGGACGAAGTTCTGGCCCGCCTCAACAAATCAGCCAACCGCCCGAAGGAGTAAGCCATGCAAATCATCACGAACGTAGAGCAAGGCACTCAAGAGTGGCTGAACCTGCGACTGGGTATCGCCACCGCTTCCGAGTTCGAGTGCCTGATGGTCAACGGCAAGGGCGAAGGCGGATTCGGGGTTGGTGCTTTCACCTACATGGATACGCTGATCGGTGAGCGAATCACCGGCGAAGCGGCTGATCCATTCTCCGGCAATCGACACACGGAACGCGGTCATGAGCTTGAGGCCGTCGCCCGGAATCTTTACCGCGAACAGTGCGAAGTCGAGACCAGCGATTGCGGGATCATCCTCAACCATGGCGCCGGTTATTCGCCCGACTCTCTGGTCGGCGCCAATGGCCTGGCCGAGGTGAAGACCAAGCTGCCGAAATTTCAGGTCGGCGTCATCCTGCAGAACGAGGTCCCGAAAGATCACATCGCGCAGTGCCAGGGTGGCCTCTGGCTGTCGGAGCGCGAGTGGATCGATTTCGTGAGTTTCTGGCCGGGCATGCCTCTCTTCATCAAGCGCATGTACCGGGACGAAGCCTACATCCGGAAGCTGTCGCAACGTATGAAGGACTTTTATGAAATCATGGACGAGCGGATGAACCGAGTTCTCGGGGTGGCAGCATGATCAGCCTCGAATTGAGCATGGTCCGACACAACCAGCCGAAATCGGCCGAACTGGCCGCCGCGATGGATGAGTTCCTTCGTCGTGGGGGGCAGGTGTCTGAGGTTGCAGGGCCTATTCCGGCTCCACGGCCATACGGGTACCGCACGGCTCCCGCGCCGATCGCATCACCAGATCGCAAGCCGCTGCCGCCCCGCCGAAGCAAGAAGGAAACGATGCAGAGCCTGCGCATTGTCCCGGACATCGAGGAGGCGCAGGCCAAGCCTGTGAAAACGAAAGCGTCGCCGGCTGACTTGGATCGCGTTCGCGAGCTGGCAAAGACGTTGTCGCAGGGTGAAGTCGCCGAACTCACCGGTATGAGCCGCAAGCAGCTCTACACAATGGCGCGGGCATACGGTTTCGAGTTCCAGCCGGCTGCCAATGGCGGCGCCGCAAACCTGGTGCACAACCAGAGCGACCCGGTCAAAGACGCAAAGAACGTGGAGCGCATCAAAGCGCTTCGCGATATCGGTGTCAGCCAGCGCAAGGCAGCCCAGCATATGGGCATCAGCACCAAGTATTTCCGCAGGCTCGTTCGTGACCACAAGATCGAATATCCGGCGGTGAAGCGTTGAAGCGCGCCTTCAAGGCGCCTCAGCGCCGCAAGCGAGCGGCACAACATCACTTGCCACCGAGTGGTATTCAAAATGACATGCAGCGTGATTCATACGATCGGCCCCAATGGCGGCCACACACTCCCGAAAGGCACGCGTCCATCAAAGCCGGTGCGCTGGGATGCAAGCCTCTGGTTTCTGATGCCAGACGGTGAAAAGACCATTCGCAGCATGACCGTACCAAACGCTTTGATGTTTGACCTGGTGCCACTGGTGAATGAGCAGGTCGACGCAATGATCGCGGAGATGGGCAACCAGATACGCGGCGCAGGATGGACTGCACATGGCCGGGGCGCAGCGAAGAAACGGAGGAAGCGCTGATGGCAGCGAAGACAGCCGCCCAGCGGCAGCAGGAGAAACGCGACCGGGACAAGAAATCGGAGCAGGAGCGCGAAGCCCTGCTTCTGTCACGGCAGATCGTCACGAAGCTTTATCACAACGATGACGCGGCACTTAAGCGCGTCATGACCCGCACCAAGATCGAAGAAGAGCAGGATTTGATTTCTCGGCTCATTCGCGGCGCTGACCGCATGCCGGATGATCAGCTTAACGATCACATTCGCATTGCGTGACGCACATCCGTGACGCTACCCGGCCCCATGCCGTTCACCACGTATAGCCCACCACCAACCTATTCGCCACCGAACTTTCGGAGGCTTGATTATGCATGGAGCATTGCCATGAGCCATAACTGCGCCTACGTGCGCCAGCACTACAAAGTCCCGGCAGAAGTCGGGCGCCGAGTGATCGCCAGCGGCGAACCTGGAATCATCCTCGCGGACCGTGGGCACTACATCGGCGTGGTGCTGGATAGCGATCCGAAGAAGCGTATTCGCAACTACCACCCGACGTGGGAGATGCAGTACGGCGAGATGGCCGACGAGCTTCCCCTTAAGAGTTGGCGGGTTCTGGTTCGCGGTTGGGGGTGGTGGGACCCTGAAAAATGCACCGTCAGTGTTTACGCCGCCACTGCAAGCCAGGCGAAATACAGGGCCTACAACCAATGCGAGCTGCATGACATCGAGTGCATGTTCGGCTTTCTCGTTCGGCGCGCCTAATCACACCAGAGCATCCACCGCCACCTCAATCTCATTGATGGCCATCGGCACATGCAGTGAATCGTATGTTCGGTACTGCAGAAGTTCATCGGCAGCTGCCTCGGACAGTTCGTCCAGATCGAGCCCTTGATTGCGGGCAGCGCTGAGTACCGCTTTTAGCGCCAACGCCAATGCCTTTTCCCTTTCCTCGCTCATGACCTTCTCCCTTCCTGTGGAGAGGTAAGCGTAGGCCATTTTCATTGGTCTTCGGTTTTCAAAAGCGAGGAGAGGCGCTACCAAGGATGGTTTAAATGGCGAACCATGGCGAATCTTTTAAATGCTGGCCTGACCTTATGTATTTTGAGATCGGCAGCTTGAGATCCCAGAATCCTAAGCAATTTATTTTTTGTTATTGGCGAGGCATATCCTACAAAGACCTCAGCCAAACGTAAGTGCTCTTGAAAAGCGCAGAAGTAGAGCCCTGTCGCCGAGTCCGGCATTCCTAGATCGCCAAAAAGCCGCACTTCTTCCTCATAGCTCCAGTGCTCATACTTGGTCAAAAAAGCATCGTTAACCCTTGAATCTGTTCTGCCTACCGCCCAAGGCTTACTAATTTCGAAGTCCAAACGTTCAGATACGTAGCGCACCGTTTCCAGATGGGAATCAGGGATATCGAAGCCAAGGCAAACTCCCTTGTGCCTATCCGCATAATGGGCCCACTGCACAGGGCTATGCATCGATTTGCTGAAACAAATCATGCCTGCGCTTTCGCTAGCGCCTTTTTTGAAGGAAGACATCCTTTTGCGAAGCTCTCGATCTCCCAAAGAATGACAGAACAGCTCAAACGGATCGTTAACCGAATCGAATGTGGACACCTTTAAGCGCTGCTTTCGCAAAGCCTGTAGTCCGTATTTTTCGTTCAAGAAATGATAGCAACGCATCTATCAGAGCCTCCCTCTGATGAAATCTTCCATAAGCTACCAATACCCCACTTCCATGAATCACGCCACTGGCGAGGATCCCCTATGTCTGCACATCAGAAGAAACAACCCTTCGATTTCAAAACTCAGTACGGCCTCGGCTTCGACCCGCAAGACGATGCAATCGTCGTGGACTTCTTCTGCGGTGGTGGGGGCGCCGGCACTGGGCTAGAAATAGGCCTAGGTCGCAAGGTCAGCGTGGCGAAGAACCACAGCGCTAAAGCGATCAGCATGCACACCATCAACCACCCGGGCGCCAAGCACTTCACCACCGATGTGTTCGACGGTGATCCGGATACCGAGTGCGGCGGCAAGGCGGTTGGCTGGTTCCACATGTCGCCGGACTGCACCCACCACAGCCAGGCCGCCGGCGGTCAGCCGCGCAAGCGCGAGATCCGCAACCTTTCATGGATCGGGTTGAAGTGGGCAGGCAAGAAGAAGCCTCGAGTCATCAGCCTGGAAAACGTGAAGCAGATCCTGCAATGGGGACGGCTTATTGCGAAGCGCGACAAGGCGACCGGACGCGTCATCAAGCTGGGCGGCGCGATCGCCGTACCTGGTGAGGTAGTGCCGGTAGACCAGCAGTTCCTGATTCCAGATCCAAAGCAGCGCGGACGCACCTGGCGCCGATTCGTTGCCCTGCTTGAAGGCATGGGCTATGTCGTCGAATGGAAAGTGATTAAGGCCTGTGACTTCGGCGCGCCCACCAGCCGTGAGCGTCTGTTCATGCTTGCCCGCTGCGATGGTCAGCCGATCGTCTGGCCGGAACCGACCCACGCCAAGAAGCCGGCCAAGGGGCAAAAGCCCTGGCGCACCGCCGCGGAGTGCATCGATTTCTCCGATCTGGGCAAAAGCATTTTTGGCCGCAAGAAGGACCTGGCGCCGGCCACGCTGCGCCGCGTAGCCAAAGGCATGAAGAAATTTGTCATCGACAACGCGACACCCTTCATCGTGCCGATTGCCAACTGGTCAGGCGAAACGGTGCAGTCAGCTAATCAGCCGCTGCGCACCGTCACATCCTATCCGAGGGGCGGGGCCTTCTCAGTTGTCAGCCCGGTTATCGCGCCAGCCACGCACCAAGGCAGCGACCGCATCAACGATCCACTTGAGCCGCTGCCGACAGTGACGTGCGCCAACCGCGGCGAGCTGACCCTGATCAGCCCGACCCTCATACAGTCGGGTTACGGAGAGCGACCAGGGCAAGAGCCACGGGTGCCTGGCGTTGACCAACCGCTGGGTACGGTCGTCGCCGGCGGAGTGAAACATGCTCTCGCCGCTGCGCACCTGGTGAAGTTTCGTTTCGACGATGCTGGGAAGCCGCTGGACGAACCGCTGCCGACCATCACCAGCGGCGGTGATTACCAGCGCCCGGCAGGCGCCGCGCACGCCATGGGCATCGCCACCGCGTTCATGGCGCAGATGAACGGCGGCTTCAACACCACCGCAGCGAAAAGCTTCGAAGATCCGATGACCACGGTAACGAACACCGGCAGTCAGCAGCAGTTGGTGACCGGAACGCTTGTCACCAACACCACCGGCCACGCCCCGTCCGATATGGAGGGGCCGGTGCCGACGCTTACGACCGGACAGCATCACATGCTCGCCACGGCGCATCTTCTGCACCTGCGCGGCAACTGCGACGCCCGCGATTCCGCTGACCCGCTCCACACAGTCAGCGCCGGCGGGACACACCACGGGCTGGTCACCGCTTTCATGGAACGCCAGTTTGGCGCCAGCGTCGGCCAGGACCTGACTGAGCCAGCGCCGACCATCACGGCGGGCGGCGGAGGCAAGAGCTCGTTGGTCAGCTTCGAGTTGTCGCCCGAGCACGAAGAAGGCGCGCTGCGCGTTGCCGCGTTCCTGATCAGCTACTACGGCACCGAGAACATGAGTGGCTGCGACCAGCCAGCGCCGACGATCACCACAAAGGATCGCCTTGGCCTAGTCACCGTGATGGTGAAAGGCACGCCGTACGTGATCGTCGACATCCGGCTGCGGATGCTGCAGCCGGCCGAGCTGTACCGGGCGCAGGGCTTCCCGACGGACTACATCATCACGCACGGCGCCGACGGCAAACCATTCACGAAGACCGAGCAGGTCCACATGTGCGGCAACAGCGTCAGCCCACCGCCGATGGCCGCGCTGGCCCTGGCCAACGATCCATGGCGCGCGGCGCAACGGCAAGCTAAGGCGGCCTGACCTCCGGCCCTCTTCTTCCCAATCATGAATCACGCCACCGGCGAGGATCAGCCATGCCATCAGACAAACCACGCATCGTCTGCCAGTTCAGCTGCGGCGCCGCTTCGGCAGTGGCGACCAACCTAGCACTGGCTAACTACAGCAGCACTCAAGACGTTTAGCTCATTAACGCTTTTCTCGCCAACGAGCAAGAAGACAATCGGCGATTACATTTTTGGACCAAAAGCAAAGGCCGTGCTGCTATGAAAGTTGAGGAAGGCGAGACAGAAATCTAGCGAGGCTCGGTGAGAATATTGCAGCAGCCTCAATATCCTTGAGCCTTTTAATATTTCGGACAAGATCGAAGTAGCCAGGCCCGGTTTTGGCATAGGTTCCTCCATCCCTAAGGATTATGGACTTCAATAGACCCTCGCAACTATTCACACGTGATCTTTCAGACTGCGTTTTTGTAAAAAACGGAAGCAACCAACATTCTGTTGAATGCACCGCGACGGCAAGTATAATTCTATCGGCGCACGAAATCAGTATGTCGGAGTGTATCTTTGACCTAATCAGATCTTCGATCTCCGCCACCAATGCAGAGAAGTCTTGAACCGGATCTATAGATATTGAGTCGTGCCAGCATATGTCGCTATCAACATGAATAACAACATAGTCATTCAAAGCCAAGGCTTCGTATAGGTTGGCCGCGAGCGAGCAATGCTCAAAGACTTGCTGCCAACCGCCGAAATCTTCCTCGCCCTGGCGGGCTATATCTGTTGCATCTCTTGTCGGCTGAAGATGATTTACATCTAGCTCATCCGCTGCAGCGGTACCCTTGTAGGCCATTCTTATTATTTTCTCAATAACAATCTGATCAGTAATACCTTCTGATATTAAAGCAAACGTCGGCATATCAAAATCCTTTTGGCAGCCCGCCTAAACTTCCCCGCATGAACGCCTCTGACAACCTTAAGGTAGGCGCGCCCTCAACAGCATGAGGCTTCTTTACTCTTCTAACAGTAGTGGCGCCATCATGATCCCGAGAGATAACAAACAGACGTTGTTGATCATCATCTAGATTCAACCCGTCAAGTATGGCTGGATTGTGAGTTGTGAGAATCACCTGCTTTTCGTTTGATGAAGCTAATAGGTTAAGCTCCTTTACCAGACGAGCGCATAGCTTGGGATTGAGCGAAGCATCAATATTATCAACGGCAAAAAAGCTAGGCGTATGCGAGGATGAGAACAACGCAAAATAAAATACTAAAAACAAGAAACCTTCATTCGCGCCTTTGATCTCAAGAGCGTTATTTGAATCACAAATATATCTATCTTTGATCTCAAGACCAAATGCAGTTGCATCTGCTTGAGACCTGCCAATACCTTTGAACCAACCAAACAGAGACAGGAAGTTATTTAGAGATGCAATATATTCATCCCCACGCTGATCGGACTCCACTTCAAGAAGCTTAAGCAAACCTTCGCCATTTATGCCCAGTGGCAGGATCTGACCTTCCTTTAAGAAATCACGTAGAGCGCTATTCTCAGGAGAATATATGATAAATCCCGACAACGCCTTTCTTGCCAAACTAACCAGACCACCATAATCAGAAAAATACTTTCCGATGTGGGAGTCACTGTCAAACTGTACAATCGCGTGAACATCAGAGCTAGATTTTTTACTTTTGCTCTTATTGCTGACCTTACCTTTTGGAGAGCCTTTGAAGGTGGCGTTCTCCATCAGCATTTTCGCCACTGACAATTTATCAGCACTCGGTATTTCACCGCTGCTGAAAAACGAGTTCATAACCATCAAGAAGTCTTCTGCATCGGGAGTCTTATCGCTCGCCACAATATCAGGGACCTGTTTCTTTTTCGCCTCTTCACCTAGCTCTAGAGAAAGTTTTGACGACCAGCTTGAATATACATCACCAGAGTGACTCATATGCCATGTCAGACTAGAATCGTCAACATTTGCCTTTATAGAAACAGGCCTATCTTCCCGATCACTTTCAAAGGCAGAGCGCATCAACTTAGGCAATGTCACCCTTATGCCTCGAGAAGACAAAAACTCGTTATCTAGCTTCCTAGCGCTAGCAGCCCCCGCGAAGGCTATGGCTTCAAGTATATTACTTTTACCAGCACCATTTTCACCAATAAATATATTAACCCGACCAAGACCTAAACTTACTTTATCAATTGATTTAAAGTTTTTAATCTCGATATGATCTATCACTGTTACCACCTTCATATTTTAACAAGCAGTCCTGGCCAGCCAGCTTACGTAGACGATAGCCAACAGCAGATACAAGCCTTTTAGCCTACCACAGCCCTTGCCTCGAGGCAGCATCCGCTAATAGCAATGACAGCAATATGACAGCTATCCGACTTAGGCGCCCACGGAGTGGAGGTATGACGGGGGTTCAATACCCAAACATTGGAGTCGTATCGAACCGGGGTAAATCGCCCACCACGTTCGCTTTTCGGGATCTATGGATATCCATCAACGGCCGTGGAGCATGGGACGCGAACCCGTGGGTCTGGGTCGTCGAGTTCAAGCAGGTGATGCCGTGACCTGGTACACCGAATGCTGGCAGCGGATGGAATTGATGCATTCGCGGTGCAAGGCTGAAGAGCTGGATCCTTTGGCGACCAGCAAAGTTATCGACGAGTCATACCCCTACAGCTCGCGCAGTGGCTGGGGCTACAAAGCCTGGCTCGCGGCGCGCCGCGACTTCCTCCCAAAGCACAACCTTCCGCTTCGCCGGGCCAAGCGCCCAAAACCTGATCTGTCTTCTTAACCCCTTTCCCATCTATCCACATGCCTGCCGGTGTACGGCGGGCGGGAGCCATAATGCTCGAAACAATTGAGGTGACGCGTGTGAAACGCTTCGCTGCGAACACTGCCGGGCGCGACATTGCCGTCGGCGACATCCACGGCCACTTCAGCCGGTTGCAAGCCGCGCTGGATGCCATCGGTTTCGACCCGGCCGTAGACCGGCTTTTCAGCGTCGGCGATCTGGTCGACCGTGGCCCCGAGTGCGAGGACGTGATCAAGTGGCTGAACAAGCCATGGTTCCACCCGGTGCGCGGTAACCACGACGATTACGTGGCCCGCTTCGACACCTGCGACATCGGCAACTGGATGCAGAACGGCGGCGTCTGGTTCGTCGGCCTGCCGCTGACCGAACAGCAGAACTACCAGGTGATGTTCGAGGAGCTGCCGATCGCCATCGAGGTCGAGACCGCGGGCGGCATCGTGGGGATCGTGCACGCGGACTGCGTATTCGATACCTGGGCGCAGATGAAAGACGAACTGGAGTCGCCGGAGAGCAACAAGCGGCTGCGCCTGACCCAAAACACCTGCATGTGGTCCCGCTCCCGGTACGAACAGCAGGACTGCCGACCAATCCCGGACGTGCGCGCCGTAGTCGTCGGCCATACGCCAATCGAGCGCCCGGCAGTGCTGGGTAACGTCCATCACATCGACACCGGCGGATGGCTCAAGGGCGGCAGCGGCCATTTCACGCTGCTGGATCTCGCCACTCTGCAACCACTCAACCCCGCATAGACCCCGGACGGAGGTAGCCAACATGGGTAACGCCACAGCAGCCAAAGCGACAAGCATTCAGCCGCGATTCATTCGGTTCGGCGATGCGCCTGGCTATCTCGGCATGTGTCGGGACGAATTCAACAAAACGGTTCGCCCGAATGTGCGGGAATTCCCAATCGGCAAACAGGGTGTGGCTTTCGACCGGCATGAGCTGGACGAATGGGCCGACGCCTACATCACCGCCAAGGCAATTGAAAAAGCCGCGAATCAGGACAACAATCGGCCTCGCAGCGAGCGCCAAGGAGATACACGATGGCGCGAAAAACAATCTCCGGGCTCTACCAGAAAGGCGGTGTCTGGCAGATCGATAAAGTCTTCCGGGGCCAGCGATTTCGAGAAAGCACTGGCACTGGTGACCGGCAAGAAGCAGAGCAGTACCTGATTCACCGACTGGAACAACTGCGGCAAGAAAAGATTTACGGCGTACGACGGGTGCGTACCTGGGAGGAAGCAGCGACAAAATTTCTCCTTGAATACAAGGATCAGCCATCCATTGCGCTTTCGGCTCACCACTTAAATCATCTCCATCCGTATCTCAAGGACCTGCCGTTGACTCACATCGACGATCAGGCGCTCGAGGAGTTCATCGCGGAAAGGCTCGAAGGGATGGTGCTGCCGAGCGGGAAACAATTGAAACCGGTGGCGCCTCGGACGGTGAACATCTCGATCGAGCGCGTCATACGGATTCTTTCGCTGTGTGCGAGGAAATGGAGGGATGAGGAGCGCAGACCTTGGCTCGACTCAGTGCCGATGCTGACCAAGCTGGATTTGAAGAAGAAGGTCCGATTGCCATACCCGATGTCATGGGAGGAGCAATCGATCCTTTTCGGAGAGTTGCCAGCGCACCTGCAGAAGATGGCCTTGTTCAAGGTGAACACAGGCTGTCGAGAGCAGGAGGTTTGCAAATTGAGGTGGGATTGGGAGATTTACGTTCCTGAGCTCAAAACTAGCGTCTTTCTCATTCCGTCAGATTTTGGCGGGCGCAATGAAAGATCTGGAGTGAAGAACGGTGATGAGCGCTTAGTCGTGCTCAATGCGGTGGCTAAATCAGTCATCGACGGACAGCGCGGGCTGAGCAAGGAATGGGTTTTTCCTTACAAAGACGAACCCATTCAAAGGATGAACGATTCGGCTTGGAGGAAAGCCAGGTTGAGAGCGGCGAAACTCTGGCAGGAGGAAAACCTTCGCCCCGCTCACCCTGGGTACGCTTCCGTAAGGGTTCACGACTTGAAGCACACTTTTGGCCGGCGCCTTCGTGCAGCGGGTGTTACCGAGGAAGACCGGAAAGCCTTGCTTGGGCACAAGAACGGCAGCATCACCAGCCACTACTCCGGCGCGGAGCTTGGGAAGCTGATTGAGACTGCAAATATGGTAACAGCTACCGACTCACGCGGGCCGGTCCTGACGATCTTGAAGAGGAAGATAGGATGAAGTCCCGAAATTTCCCCGAAGCATGAAAAAGCCCAACCTGAAAAGGTTGGGCTAAGTCATTGAAAAATATGGTCGGGACGGAGTGATTCGAACACTCGACCCCTAGCACCCCATGCTAGTGCGCTACCGGACTGCGCTACGCCCCGACTAGGCGTGAATCTGTTGTCGCTTCTTGCGAAAACGTCGAGGAATATACCCTAAGCGTTTGAATGATGGAAGTATTTTGATTCAGCTGCTTCAGGTGCGAAGCACAACCAAAACGTCTTCCAGTTCAGTGATCATTTGTTTGATCAGTTGCTTGTACTGCAGGGAATCATCCTTGACCTCATCGCTGGACATCCGCAAGCGGGCGCCGCCGATGGTGAAGCCCTGGTCATAAAGCAACGCGCGGATCTGTCGGATCATCAGCACGTCCTGTCGCTGATAATACCGACGATTCCCGCGACGCTTTACGGGGTTGAGTTGAGGAAATTCCTGCTCCCAATAACGCAGAACGTGCGGTTTGACCGCGCAGAGCTCGCTGACTTCACCAATGGTGAAGTAGCGTTTGCCGGGAATAGGCGGTAGCTCGTCGTTATGACTTGGTTCCAGCATAAGCCTCAACTCGGGCCTTCAATTTCTGCCCTGGGCGAAAGGTGACCACACGGCGAGCCGTAATCGGGATTTCTTCCCCTGTCTTGGGATTTCGACCCGGTCGCTGGCGTTTATCTCGCAGGTCGAAATTGCCGAATCCGGACAAT